CCTGGCCATGCCGCACCAACTACACGATATTGTAATGAATATTTAGTTTGTGCAGTACCATCTACGGGATTATGAGTCCACTGAAAAGTATAAGCACCCACAGCATCGTAGGCTATGCTATCTGGCACCATTCCTGTTGGAGCACTTGGAGAAGCTATTGTTATTACATCGTTACTTTCAACCCATGCACTAGTTAAACTACCTGTATTTTCTATTGCTCTAATTCTGTACTTACCATAAACATATGGACTTGTATCTGTGTAACTTATAATATCTGCGGCTTGGTCAGGTAATAAATCTACTGTCCAACCTTCCCATGTTACACCTTCATCTGTTGACTCATTTTTTTCAATCTCATAATTATCTTCATTTATTGCATTATCAACCCATGTAATACCTACTGTAACACCAAGTCTAGTTGCTACTATACTTGAAGGTGCAGCAGGTGTAGTATTTATGGTATTTGATGTTGAACTAACACCATAACCTGCATCATTACGCGGTTCAACTATGTACTTATACTGCATATTAGCAATTGTAGTTGTGTCAGAGTAACTACTTAAATCACCTGCTACAGTACCTCCGTCTATACGATACCACCCATTTATGGAGTCCCATCTCCACACTGCGTAATAATCTATAGGCTGGTCTGTAGAAGCACTATTAGTCCAAGCTAAGGATATATTATTGTCTGATACTCTGGTTGCAACACAATCTGTCACAACTATGGGTGCAGTTATGTAAAACATACCCACTTCCATATCATTATGTGAAGAACCTAAATAGTCAGCCATTGTTACAATTGAAGGGTAAGTTGCATTATTAAGTTTATAATAAGTTCCGTTACCTGTAGTGCCTACACCTACCTTTATACCTATAGCACTCCAATAAGGCCCCACCCAATAATTACCTGCGGCTAAAACGGTGGAAGTAATTGACTCTTCATAGGTAAGCATTGAAGAAGTTACATCAAAAGTTGAAGTTTGTTCAATAGTAGCTCCAGATACTTGCCATATTGCTAACCTTACTAAATTTCCCCATCCCCAAACTGACCCTAAACTAGCTCGTAATTTTGTTACAGCACAGGCAGAAGGTAATGTAATTTCCGAAGCACATTGTCTGGAACTATAGAACTCTAAATTTCCTCCACCACCTGCGTTACTATTCACCCAAGGTATGGTAACCCACTCCCTTCTTGACTTTCACGTCTTTTATAGTTTACAATGCGTGATATACACGATTGGTCAACACCATAAAGATTAGAAAGTTCTTTTTGTTTAGCACCATTTTCTTGTTTTTCCTAATTTCAGTTACTTGTCTGTTTGTTAGTTTAACTTTCAAATGTTTTTCATTACTCAAAAACTGGTTTTTTCCCCTACCTTTATCATTCCTTTCTTTAATTCATTATCATTCTGTTAATTGTAACATTGTTAATTACCATATCGTGTATTGTAACATTGTTAATTATCATTCTGTTAAGGCACTTATATTATCTCATACTTTTCTCTCTCTTTATACCTTTTAGTACAGCTACTACATCAGTGAAATCTTGTACATTATGAGCATCAATTATTACATCACCATACATATTCATACCTGATACACCCTGTCCCCCACCTATATTTGGAGTGCTATTCATCATACCTCTTGTTTCAGGGTTACTGTAAATATCAGAGCCTTTAGGTACATACATTAATTCGGGGCCTTGTTCTCCTACCATAGCCCATCCACCATGGGCATTGGTTACTCCGTCAGCATACTGTTTACCACTATATATTCCTGCCCTGCCTGAAGGTCTTCCTGTAGTTGCAGGTTGTGTAGCCGCACTTTGTGCCCTTGCCGCTAGAGTTAAAGCACTAGCTACTTTAGCCGCAAGAGAACCCATCAATGAACCAATTCCATCTATTATACCTTGCACTAAAGCTTTACCTACTCTTAAAGCCGCGGCTACTATAGCTGGTTTATTATCCTCAATGTAAGTTACTATATCCTTACCCATCTCTTTAACAATCCCAGGTATTTTTCCCTTTATGTCATTCCATATTTGTATTAATACCTTCTCTATTTTTTGAGCCTGTGTCTCTACATCTCTGGCTTCTTTTTCTTTTGCCGTTATGACACCTTTAGAACCCATTTCTGCCGCATTAATTGTTTCATTCTTTGTATCTTCTGCATAACCTGTTGTCATTGAATACTGCCATTTTGCTTCTTTAATAATATTAGCCGCTTCTTCTGCCGAAAGAATTCCTGTTTCGTCCCTTTGAGTTATAGCTTCTTGAATAATTTTATTTTTCTTTTCTGTTGCTTTTTTAACTACTCCATCATACGCTCTGTTAGCTTCTGTTATAAGTCCCATTGCTTGTTCTTTACTAATTTTTATTGTAAGGTTCTTTGTTTCCTCTAATATTCTTGTTTGTTCTGCTGAACTTGTAGCTATATATGTAAGCTGTCTTGCACCTGCTGACTCTCTCAGAAAAGTTAACTCAGCATTTTCATTGGCTGTTAAGTTTCGTTTTTCTGCAAAAGCTACAGTAAGTATTTCTTTCTGTCTAGCAAGATTTGTTCTTAATCCTTCTTCCTCTTGAACATAATAAGCTTTTAAACTTTCTAGTTTTACAGCTTCATTTTCTTGTGACAATGCCTGACTATTTGCAAAAAGTTCTGTAAGACCTGCAATTTCTCTTTCTTTTCGTATGTTAAGTTGTTCCAGTACTAATGCTAATTCTGCATCCATTGCAGTTTTAGTATCAGCAAGTTTTTTTGCGTAACCTGCAAGATTAGCCTCTGTAAATTCGCCATTAAACATAAGTTGAGCAGTCATTAAATCTTGGAAATGATTATCTGTTGTAGCTCTCAATTCTATATACTGACCTGCTATTTCATTGTTACTGAACTTTAAGGCTGTAGGTATTAGACCAAAGGCATCAAGCATTTTATAGAGGTAGTCAATTAACTCCCCACCCCATTTTATGATACCTGTAACCATACCCATAAACATATTCTTACTCTCTTGTGTACCTGAGTTTAAGTCTGCCATTCCTCCTGACATTAAAGTACCAATGGCTTGCCCTAATATACCCATTGCAATAGATAAATTATCTGTAATAACTTTTGCTACAATCTTTGCTTTGTCTGCTATTTCCCCAAATCTTTCAGACCATATACCAGCATCTTTCGCAGACATACCGAAGTTTTTATGTAACAAATTAAACATTGTTTGAACATCACCAGAAATTATTGCTTTTAAAGAAGCCAAAGCATCTTTAAATATTCCTAGTTTGGCTACAACTAAGGTTATAGCTGTTGTCCATATTACTATTCCTGCGGCTATCCCTGCAATGGTAGCAATAACAGGCAACCCCACAGTAGTAATTACCGTTCCCAGTGTACCTATTGCACCTACTAACATACCAACTGCTGTTATAGTACCCCCTATGACCAATAAAATTGGACCAATTGCGGCAACTAATAAAGCACCTATTATTATAATATCTTTTATAGGTGTAGGTAGTGCGTAAAAAGCATCAGCTAAAGCCTGTACAACATCAGCCGCTATTCTTATATAGGGTGTGAGTCTATCCCCAATTTGTATAGCTATACCTTCCAGTTTACTTTTAAGTTTAGTTACTTGTCCTGCAAGATTATCTTGCATTGTCTGAGCCATTTTATTTAAGGCACCGTCTGAGTCATGTAAGGTATCAGTTAAATCATCTAACTCCTCAGAAGTACCATTCAATAAAGCATTTAATTCTTTGGTTCTTGTCTTACCACCTATCATCTGAATATAAGTATTTCTTTGTGCTTCTGTCATTCCGTCAAACTTTCCGTTCAACTCTTTTAGAATAGTTGTCATTCCACGGAATTTACCATTTCCATCATAGACCTCTATTCCTAAATCTCCCATTGCCTTTCCAGCTTGACCTGTCCCACTAGTTAAATTAGCCATTACAGAAGTCAAAGCCGTTCCTGCTTCTTTACCTTTGAAACCCCTATTTGCTAATATACCTAACAATGCACCTGCTTCTTCCAAAGGTACATTAAACATCTTAAAAGTACCACCAGCTATAACCATTGCTTCTAAAAATTGTTGCATTGATTGATTGGAATTATTCTGAGCATTTGCACCTATGTCTAAATACTTTGTGAGGTCTCCTTGCTCTAAACCTAAAGCAGACATACTATCGGTCACCAAATCAGAAGTCAAACCAAGATCCATAGCTCCTGCTTCACTTGCTCTCAAGACAGGCTCTAAACTTTCATTAATCCTTTCTAAATCCCAACCAGCCAAACCCATATACTCAATAGCTTCTGCCGCTTCTGTTGCAGTTTTTGAAGTTCCTGAACCCATCTCTATAGCTTTTTCTCTAAGTGCTGTAAAATCTTTACCTGTAGCACCTGTCACGGAAGATACCTTAGACATTTGTTTATCAAAGGTCATTGTGGTATCTATAATTGAAGATGCAACACCCATGATGGGTTTTGTTACCTTATTAGTAAGTGTTGAACCTACGGCTGAAAAACCACTGCCTACACTTTTAATTTGGCCTGATAACTTATCAAAACCCTCACCTCTAACACTATAAAATAACTCAGCAATTTGCATACCCTAGCACCACCTTCCTTACTGTTGTTTTATATCATCTACTTTTCTGAGTGCTACTTTAATGTGACTGTTTTTATGTGCAGTATTTTTAGGCTCACTATTTACTTCATATGTTTTACTCTCATAAATTATCAAGTCGTTAATCAGTAAACTAAAATCATCACAGTAGAACTTTAACTCTGACTCAATAGTATCTTTACCTGCCACATATCTTTCGTTGCTATTTCCACTGGCTATATAACCTCTTATACTAGTATTAACATATGTTACAATTGGTCTTAGACTTGTATTTAAAGTTGTTGTAGGTCTAACCCTAGTACAAGCGATAAAATATTTATCAATACCCATTTATACACACCCTCCACTCCTACTGTTATTAAACAAATCTATCTTGTAAACTTGTCTATAAGCATTTAGGTGGGACATAATACTTTGAGGATAGCCAAATACATTATCAACAAATGTTACAGAGTAATCATCAATCTTTTCCGACTTGATATTAAAATCTATATCTGAAATAGATAAAGCATACTTAATCATTTTAGCTACCACAAATTTTAAAGGTACAGGGTACCTAACTTTTGCAACAAATACTCCCTCTCCTGCATCTTCATCTGTAACAGTATCTATTGCATTTAAAATAATGCTATCTGTTGCAACACTACTTACAGTGAAGGTTTGGTTATTTCTTAACGAACGATAAATTCTTAGGGTGTCGTTGACGACTATTTTCTTATTTCCAATGTCAGTTAAGTTAATACTATTCGTACTGTTTGCGAAGCTTACTGCATTTGAAGAAAAGTAATCAAAGTTTTTGTCAATGAAGTCACTATTACAATAACTACACACTGCTTGTTCTGCAATAGGGATATTCATATCAATAAAAGTATTGTAGTCTATGTCAGCTATCTGTAATAATGTCATAACTTCCGCTCTTGTCACAATCATGCTACCACTTTCCTTTCTTGTAATTTAATATTGTCCTTATTTGTCACATCGTTAATTATTCTTTTTTCTTCGGAGTCCCTCATATCTTTTCCCAAGGACCTGTCATTTGAAACTGACACTTTAGATTTGTAATACTTTTCAAAATCTCCTTTGTATCCATTCTGAATTTCTATTAACCAAATTTGTCTAACATGGTCTTTGACTTCCTTTTCAAGTTCCTGTTTTATGTTATCAATACACTTTAAATACAACTTGAACCCACGCTCGAAAGGTAGGTCCAAAATGTATTCAACATAGCTGAAATCTTTATAGTAGCCAATTAACGGTTCTATAATATTAACATCTGTGAAGAATACTTGTATAAATTCATAATTTTTAACAATCCCTATAAGGACTTCTCTATCTGTTAACTCTTTGTCACTGATTGAAACTTTTTTTTAACCTCTGCTAAATCAACATAGCTAGCGATAACCTTTGGTACGCCAGCCATGAATACGGTTTTTAAGGTTTCAATATAATCGTCTTCTTCCATCTCGTCAACTTGTTCTTGAGTAAGACCACAATAAGAAATACACAATGCATCAATATTTTCTTCTGCCTTATGAATGTTCTGTATCACAAATGCAAATACATCACCCATAATCATCATGATTTTTTCATTCTTATCATTACTGGCCTTTAAAATCTTATCCACTTTATTGGACAGTAAATACTCAACATAGTATTTAAAGTTCACATCTTCTAAAATTCTCGACACAATCATAATCTCTTTCTTTTTAAGTTTTCTCTTCTCCACAATAAAACACCTCATCTTTTAAATTTGCCTTTCTCCAAGGACTTTTCTAGCTCACAAAAGAAAGTTAGGGGCATTACACCCCATCACTTAAACTTCTTCCTGAATTGCTAAAGGAGGAGTCACAGGAGCGGCATAAGTATAAAATCCAGTATATGTCCTCTCACTAATAACTTCGTCCTTCTCTTTAAATTCCAAACCTATATTACCTATATCTAGTGCATTACCAATGGTAATTATGCAATACTTACCATTTGCTTTGTACCCTTTAAAGGTGATGTTCGTCAATAAATCTGTACTGGCAAAAGTAGTATTGAATGTAATCTTCTTATAAGTTCCGTCTTGGTCTGCACCATCAGTTACAGTTGCATTTAAACCGTACACGAAATTAGTATAAGTAAGCTTTAAGAAATTGATTATCATTTTTACTACAAATCTTTCTGTCCTTCTCATTCCTTTTGTTGCACCCATAGAACCATCATAGGCAACTTCCTTTATAACTCTTTCAATTTCTACTTTAGAACCACCTCTGGTTGCACCAATTACAGCTTCACCAACTTCACCGTAATCAACATATAGAACACCTTCGCCCAACAAAATATCTTTTGCAGATTGTGGTACGGCTGGTGTGAATGTATTTACGCCCATTTCAAATCACTCCTTCCTTATACATATTAAACATACTCAAAAAGTTCAACGGGAATCGTTAAACCAGCATCATATTTAAAGTGAGAAGTAAATTGTGTTTCATTTACAACTTCATCTTTATCCTCAAGTGCCAATGAAATATTCCCATCATTCAATGGATTTTTTAAAACAATCTTCACCATTTTTCCATCCATTCTCTGACCAACTAAAGTAACATTTTCAAGATAGTCTGTATCAGGAATTTCAAGACTTGCTGTGAACTCTTTATATGTTGTTTCATCAGTGTAATCAAATCCAGAACCGTTGATACCTATTGGTGAGCTATCACTATGAGTCTGAATTAAATCAATACTGTCAAAATAAAATATAAGTTCAGCATCAGTTTCAGTTGGGACTTCAATACAGAAACCTGTTATTGTTGACCAATCACCAGAACCACCCTCTGTAAATGCTGACTTCAACACTTTAAATGTAGTCCATACATCTGCTGTTAAATCTGCTGCAGCAATTTCATAGAAATAATGATTTGTTTCTGTTTCATCAGCATCACAATGAAAAGTTATTCTTATCTTATCCGTACCCAAATCGGTTAAATCCTGAGTAGTGATATATATTGCAAAACCTATAGCATCTGCTGTATCTGATACTTCTGAATTATCAAAAGCAGTAAGGTCTTTTGTAGCTGTGAATACATTCTTCACACCTAAACCAGTTGAAGCAGTAGCAATTGTAATTTTTGCTGATTGGTTACCACTATTGACTATAGTTGTTTCAGCTACGTACACACCATTACCATCTTCTGCCCAGTTTTTAGACTTCCACCCTGTATCAGAAGTTTCACAATTTGAAATTGTTTTCTTTGTGAAATATTTTAAATATAAATTATTTAGTGTAATTTTTGCCATGAACTTTTCATATCTTACTAAAGGAACACCATCACTATCTAAAGTTGGACCATATGCTCCATCAAAAGTTAGCTCCTTGATAGTTCTTTCAATATCAACCTTACAACCATCCCTAGTTGCACCCAAAAGGATTTGTGTAGGCAGACCATAGTTTGCATAACACTTAAATTCACCTAAAATAATGTCATTAGCTACTGGCATTGTTGGTGTTACTGCTACGATTGACATAAAATCACTTCCTTTCTTTTAATCTACTTTAATTAAAAATCTCTGGTTATACCTAGACATATTAGACTCGTCTGTGGGAATTTCACCTTCAAAATCAACATTACAGTAATAAAAACCTTCTGTTTCACATTGAGTTGAGCTATCTAAACCCACAATACTGTCTGTCCCTGATTTAACATAAATGGCTGCCTGTAATATGTCTGTGTCATCATAAGAATTAGACCAATAATCTATCTCTAAAATCCAATCTTTCCTATGCCTGACTACAGTACTGTTTGCAGGAAATTTAAATACTAAATAAGGATAAGTTGCACCATCAGGTACTTTTTCATTATACACATTTATAGAAGTCAAACTTGTTAATCTTTGAGCGATATAATATTTTAATTTATCTATCTCCACACTATCACCCCTTACCCTTCATACCCTTACCTAATTGTTCAGCCGCTATTCTTGCCAAATCCCCTGTATGATTTAAAGCGGCTGGCTTCATAAAAGGGTGTGCTTTCATCTTAGAAGTTCCGTACTCTTGGTGTAGTGCATACTCAGTACTATTGGACATTTGTACTTCATCTTGACTAACTACATAATCATTATTACTCTTTAGGAGTCCAGTATCTACAGCAACATTATCATCCATTACCCCCTTACTGAATTTTCCTATAGCTTCTAAAGTATCAAGATTATTCGCTTTAAGTTTGGAAAGAAATTCTGCTGAATTATCTACAACTCGCATCATATATAGTCACCCTCATTCTATTATAAGATTGTGTATAAATTTACACATAACCGTAATAAGCCATAACTGTTCCACTTGCCACTGTAAGACTTGTGTACTTACCTTGAATAACTGTACCTACAGGGAATGTAACGGCTGTGATACCTGTTATATTACCAACTAGTGTAATTTGTGCTTCTGTTATTACTTCAATTTTATTGAAAACATAACCTGTAGCTGGTGTGACTGCTCCTGTACCAGCTTCATAAATACCGCCTAAAGTCCCAACATTTGCTTCTGAATTATTACTTAGTTTCTTTAAGGACTCAATAATAATATTGCTCAATTGTATCACCGTCCCTCTATGATTTTTCTATATACCTCATTCATCTTATCACTGTAATTTTTCAGTGAAAAGACTTGTGCCCTATCTGTTATTACACGTTTGTTAATTAAACCATTGTTCTTATCATTAATAAATAACCCTATGGCTTCTACAATATCTTTGGGTTCAGCCATGTCACAAGTATAGTCTGATAGTAAGTTCATACTATTATTCTGACTTATGACAGGAACTCCACAAGATAAAGCTTCACCTATAGTCCTTGTTATAATTCGGTTAGGTGACATTACACAATCAACTGAATTATATACTTTTTCCATATCACCTATTCTACCTGACACGTCACCTAATGCCCCTACTGCTTTTAATTTTCCGAGTAATATATTATGGCAATTAGCGAGTTTGCCATCTGGTATATCCATTCCGTAAAAGTGGATTTTTAAACCCTGATATTTTTTCGCCGCTTCTACTAAACCAACTACCATTTCGTACAGGTCAACATCTTCTCTTTCAGAGTCACACACAAGTATATTTATATCACCCTTTTTCTTTAACACTTGTGTATTTTCTAAACATCTAAATCTTAGTTCATCAATTACTGGATAGTCTAAAACAATATCTTTTCCATGAAGTACACCTTCCCAATGAGTTTTAAATTCAGGCCAAAAATATAACATACCTTTAGTCCTAGGCCAATTACTCACAGTGTTATATAAAGAGTACGCTTGTCCTGATTTCATTCTCTCTGGTCTGAAACAAGCTAAAGGTCTTCCGTGTACTACCCACAAAAGAGGAGCCTGATTTTTAACTAAATAAGAGTCATTAAAACCAGTGTGCATGATTATTATATCTGCACTATCCAATACTTTAGGGTTACCAGTAACTATATTAAATCCTGCTCTATCATCACTTCCACCAATGACAGGTACTTCACGTTTAGTTTTAGTGGCTACTCCTGCATCTATGAAAGAAACATGATTGCCACCTAAAGTATCTGCTCTTGCCATATCTCTGGCACTTTCATATAAGCCACACCGATTTACAGCAAAAGGACTTACGTGGGCAATGTTTAAAGGTTTACACATAAACACCACCACCTATCACTGTATTAACATTTGTTAATCTTATCACTTTGTTTATATCGCTCTTATCATGTTGTGAACTTATACAACTAAGATTATCACCACTATGCCCTATAACTTTTTCGTGTATATTATCATAGCGTAAATCTTTTTGTTTCCTACCACACCCATACATCATATATAAACTCCTTCTTTTTTAAATTACACTAAATATCCATGTGCCCCTACTAAAATACTAATAGTGGATTCTGTAGCATCATCATTTAAACATCTACACCACAACTTACTTCCTACACTTATTTTCCCACCCTGAAAATCTAAACTTACAGTATTAGATTTTTTATTCTCAAAATTAATCATTGCTGTTGTATATTTTCCTGCTGCAACTGCATCTGCCATATTAGCATAAGTATGATTTTCACCGTCATAAAAAGAATTAGCAAATTGGAGTTTCCATAAAATTTCGTCTTTGCTTGTAGTTACTATTAACAATTTATGAATGTGTATTTTTGTAGGGACGTAAGGGTAGGCATAAACCTCTGCCCCATTAAACATTTCTTTAGCGGTACCATAAGTATTTATCGTTCCCCCCCACTAACAATAACCCAAGGTGTAATACTTCCCAAAAGTGCAGGACTATTACCAGCTGTACTGCCTAACCATCTTGATCCTGTTGAACTATGTAATATTATTTCTTCTGTATTTCTTTCTACATCTTGAACCTCTTTAGATATTCCCATCAGCTACCTCCCTTATGGTGCAACCTGTTCATCAATAACTTCTAGTTTAGACATAAGGCTAGATAATGCACCAGATAAAGCTGTACCTGTTGCACCTGCACCTGCAAGTACACCAACTGAGTCCACGTTTACAATAACTGTGCTATCTAAAACACCAACACTATCAACTGCTCCACCATTTGAGTCTGCACTTACTAAAATACCACTCTCAAGTAATCCTAGTGAGTCAGCTTGGTCTCCTACACTATCGGAACTAACTAAAATACCTGAATTTAAGAGTCCATTACTATCTGCCTTAACTATAATAGCACTATCCAATAAACCAATACTATCAATCAGAGCGTCATTTGCGGCTACTAATGCTCCTACAGAAGCAGTTTTAGTACCAACACTATCAACTAGTGCATCATTAGCTACTGCTACAGTTCCTACACTATCTACCTGAACCAATAATGCTGAGTCAAGTAAACCTACACTTGCAACATTAGCAGTAGCAGTAGAACTATAAGTACTACCAAGAACTGCCTGTGAAGTTGCCTGTGCTCCCACTGAGTCAATCAATACATCATTTGCTTCCACAGAAACACCAACACTATCTACTTGGTCTGGTACTCCTGACATATCACCAGCCACTGACTCAATAATTGTAGCTGAACTATCAATTATATCTGCTGTACTTTCAAGTATTACCGCTGTACTAGCTAAAGACTCAGCGGAACTTTCCATTACAACTGCTACACTATCAACTGTGGATAAACCATCACCAATACTATCTAACTTTCCTTTTAATGTGAATGCGATAATAAACACTTCCTTTCAAATTTTTAGGACTTTATTATAGTCCTATTTATATTCTCTTTCTATTAAATTACAGTGTTACATTGCTACATCGTTAAGGTGTTATAAAGGACTAGCCTTGGTGTGGCTTTAATTAAAACTTTACTGGTTCTTTAATACCCTGCTTCACCAATATTAAATCCAGTATTTTATTTTAACCGTCCTCTACTACTTTTATACACATATGTTAATAATCGTTAATCATTACCTGCCTTCATACAAGTTTTTTTAATCCTTGTCCATACAGTTTGGTGATGATTATATTTAGTCTTAAATAACCTAAATGTCGTACCATTCTTCACATCGTTTTTCATTTCCTGCGTTATGGTTACTCTAGGGGTATTAATCAATCAAGCTACAAAAATAACCTCAAACGCCCTTATTACGCTACTTTATGAATATACACTCCATCTAGCTTGTTATCTGGAATGAATAGGTCATGGTATAATCTTGAAGCAAATACCCAACCGTCAGCATCAGTATTGTATTTAGGGTCAACAAGTTTTGGCTCCATGTGTCTTATAACTGCTATAACATCAGTTAAAGGAACAATCATGAAATTCAGAGCATCACCTGTAGCTGTAAACCCACCTGCACCAGCCGCATTGAAAGTGTAAGCTGAATTAAATCTAGCCGATGGTACTCTAATCATAGGAAGGTCGTCAAGCATTGTTATCTTCCTGTTAATTTTCGTAACCATATTGTCATGTGTAATTCTAGTAGAGAAGTATTCACCTGAATTTTTCAATAGATTGTTTACTCCGTTTGATACAAACAGAACTCTATTTTCCTGTCCTACTTCTGCATTATCTAAAGTTTCAATACCTGTATCAATAGCAGCAACAACATTATCAACTGTTAAATCAGCCGCAACATCAGCACCACATAGAGTGAACATTTTAGAAAATCTATAAGCATCAATCTCAGGTATAATATTAACCCTCATCATTTCAGCCATAAGTCTTCCAACCTGTAATTTTGCTTCTTTAGCATCCATTGTATCAAGAAGGAATTTTCTACCTCTATCCTGACCAAATGTATGTGTCTCCCAAGTTATATCTGCATTACCAGCTAGGTAACCAGTATCTCTTGCATAAGTTCCTAGTCCCTGAATTGATAACTTCTGCAATAGAATTTCCTGTGCATTTTCAGAATTAAACTTGTAAGAACTTTCAGCCGCTTCTAATATTGCTGTTGAAGCACCCAATTTGTAAACTTGGTCTAACTTCTCTTTATAAGCCTTTGCGTATGCAATTGTGTTTGCTATAATAACACACTTCCCTTCAAATTTTTATTCACTACATATCTTTCAACAATGCTGTCCAATCTTCTTCATCTTCGTTATTGTTCTTATCCGATTTATCAGATTGTTTAGTACTGTTATTGGTTTTTGTTACTACAAACAAATCACTGTAATCTGTCTTTAGTTTCTCAGCCATTTTATCAAGTCCTAACAACTTATCATTGTCTATTGATAAAGAGTCTAAATCAACTTCTTTCATTAACAGACTAGTATGCTTTGCTCCTGACTCTCTCAAATACTGTTCAACTAAAAACTTCTTAGATGTATTTACAATTTCCTTGTCTTTAGCAGCAATGTCAACTTGGTGTTTGGTAATCAAATCATCATATTTAGTTTTGAATTCCTCACTACCTTTTAACATAACCTTAGTTTCTTCCAACTGTTTTTCATGAGCTAAAACTTTATCCTCAGTTGCTTTCAACTTACCGCTAACTTCATTAAGTCTGGCTCTTGGTATATACGCACCATCATTAACTAAATCGAATTCCTCTGGCTTTAGACCTAATGCTAAAATGCTTTTATATAACTCTTCGCCAACTTTTAATTTAAATTTCTCTGACAATGTAAATTCCACCTTTCCATTTTTGACAGGTTGTGTCCTGCTGAATTGATTAACACATTTTTTTACATGGTTTCGTCCCATGAGGAGTATAGTAAATTTTTAACGAAAGTACTATATGAAAATATTATACCATATACTACTTGTTTTTGTATATTGTTTCACTCCTACCTCTTTTTTAATTGCTCTGCTTTTACTCTTTCTTCTTCTTCGGCTTTCAATCTTTCCTCTTCCCTCTTAACTTTCTCCTCTGGTGTCTCATTATTAACAGTTGTTAATAGTTTCTTTTCTTCTGCTTTAACATCTGTTAATTCTTTATTTTTTACTTCCTTGTCCCTTACCTTTTTCTCAGCCGCTATTCGTTTCAACTCTTCCTTAACATTTTTGACGAAAGGATGGTTTTCAAGTACTGTTTCAACTGAAAGTAAACCTGTAGATTTTATACAGTTATCTATTGCTTCTACTTCATTGAAAATCATTGACCTGTTAAAAGTAATATCCTTCTCCTCATTACTTCTATAAAAAGCATTTAAACAATCAACAAACTTTTCATAGAATAATCTTAACTGCTTCTCAGTACCATTAACTTTCATGTCTAAAGAAGAGTACCTACTTTTAATGACAACGTTCGTTATATTAGACTCACCTGCCATTCTATCTGGGTCTAATCCCTGACCTATTTTAAATATGTTTTCCTTTAACAAATCAAGCATAGTTCTTCTAGCTTCCACAGGAATTTCAATAGACATATATTCCATGTCTGCACCATCTGAACCACCCGAAGGAAGTCCTACCATCTTATACTTCTGCATATTCTTTCTGATTGTTTCAAGTTCTTCTGTATCCCCCGAAAAACCTTTCAGTTTAACAATTGCTTCTTGGAAAAGATTAATGTTATCAACGAAGCCTGAGTTTATAGATGTGTACATATCAATTAATTCCTGAATACCGTCAAGGTCTGACTTCTTCTGTTTGTTATTAAACATAGGTATAAAGGGTATGAAAGGTAAGTTCTTTCCCTCTACGTTTACACTCTCCCCATTATAAAAAGTCTCTTCTTGATAGTGTGATAACACTTCTCCACCCTTTAACTTATCCTTAACAATATACTCTACCTTAACACCTGTTAATGCCCATGTCTCAACTCTATATGTTTCTTTATCCTCTAAAAAGTACCTTATTACCGCAACAATATTCTTCTTGTACTTGTCATACACAGGAATTATTTCCCTATCGTTAACTAAAATCCAATCAAGAACACCATTCTCTACATACAGGTGAAGCCATGCAGTAGTATCTAAACTAGCAGTCAATAATACATCTTCCAGCATATCAACAATCACTGCACCTGTTACCTTTTCAGTTTCAATTTTAAGTTCTGGCTGTTTAGCCAAAAGGTAGTTGATTTTCTGCTGAACTAACATCTTAAAGTAATTAGTGTAGAGGTAGCAGGAGTCATTTGTTTTAACTGTGTTAATCTTTCCATTAGAGTAAGTATTAATTTCTGACTCACCCTTCTCTGGCTGGTAATTAAAATAAGAACGTGCAACATATTTACCTTGCTTCTTATGAATGTCTGCTTCTAATACTTTTAATAGTTCACTCATTTATCTCAATCTCCTTCCCCATTTTTATTCTACCTGTTAAATATGTGTTCCTTATCAGGATAGATATAAATATTATCATTTTCAATATGCATATTTATATTTGACCAGCCCTTCTTATGCAAATCTTCTTTAAATGTTATCATCTTGTTAAGTGGTTCATCCTTTAATCTTTTAAATAAATCATTAACTGTCATTACCTCTTCACCCCGAATTTAATCTTACTATCCAGTGTATATCTCTCCAAACTATAGCGTACAGCCGCCGAACCATCTGGTTCGTCAGGAAAGTCAAATACTATATTCCCAAACTTATCTTTCTTGTACTCATAGGTCTCTAAATCACTAGCTATGTTTGGGCATCTTCTTTTATCCACAATTATTCTTGCCCTATCTGATAACCACTTGATACCATGTGCCTTACTATCTTTGCCCTTTTTAGCTTTGCCTACATTTAGTTTGTATAATATCATTTCGTTAATTGTTCTTGGGTCTTCACTATCTGCTGTAATATATCTTCCTGCTGCTTTTTCTTTTATCTTGCTAGCAAGTAAATAATTAGAAGCACCATACAGATAAACTTCATCTATAATGTACACCCAATCATTAGCTTTATCATAATAACACTCTACATAACAACTCGCATGGCTATACCCAAAGTCAAGTCCTCTGTCAATCTTATCCATTTTAGCTATCTCTTCACTGGTTATAGGTCTTATCTCAAGTACACCATTTGGGTTATCTATTGTTCTTAAAGGATAAATTTCTAATCCCTCACCTATCTCTTCACCCATGTACATATGATTATATTTTCTTGGATTTATAATCTTCAATGCTTCTGCTTCTTGAATAAATATATCTCCTAACCATTCTCTAGGTGCATCTAAATAAGATGAGTGATGAACAAACCTATCTCTCCTCTCAAGTGTTGACTCTTTATTTACCCAATTCAGCCTACTTGCAGGTGGATTGTACATATAAAAAGCTTTGGCTTCATTTGTACCCCTGAATAAAGATTGCAATATACTTAACACTTCATCCATACCGTTAAACTCTGTCAACTCTTCAAACACAACATACTTGCAATAACCCTTTTTAAACTTTATACTCTTAATCTTTTCATAGTCTCTTTGATTTGCACACCCTCTAAAAAGTATGGATGAACCTTTGAACCATATCTTCATTGGACTTGTAGTAGAGTCCCAATACTGACCTAACCCTAGAATATCAATTGCCCATAAGAAGTTTTCAAATATAGAGTCTTTTATAGTATCTTTAATCTTTCGCATAGCAACACAATGAGTAGTCCTACCCTCAAGTGCATCCCTTGTCATACTGTAAATTACGTAAATGAAAACAAAAGAAGATTTTAAAGAACCACGCCCGCCTTTTAAAAGATAGTGAATATGTTTCTTATCCTCCAAGTCCCAAAACATTTTATAGTACGCAGAACCTATACAGTTTTTTAAATCCACCTCTACATCTGACATATATCTACCCTTCTCTTGGTATCGTATTGTTAATTATTATGGTGGATTCTTTATCCTTATACCCATCCATCAACTTATAAATCTTTGCCATTACTTCTGCGGCTCTTATTCTATCTCTGGCTTTTAAAGGTAGCTCTCTTTCAACAAGTGTATCTTCGTATGCTCCTTTTGCACCAGACCTTAATACTATGAACTGTTTCTCACTCTCTGTTCCATAAATACACCCTGATAAGTACTCTAAAATATCATCCTGTTTAACAATAAGACCTTCCTGCTTATGTTTAAGTCTATCACCTATATACTCCTTTATTTCTTTATCCTGCATAAGCTTACAAGCTTTAACCCTCACCCCCTCAGGTTTCTTAGACTCATACCCTGCTAACTTAGCCGCTTCTGTTGCATTTAGGGACACTAAGTAGTAGTCACAAAACAATGTTTTTTGCACTGTTAACATTGTATTCACCTCCTTGTATCTTATTGTACTACAATATACAGGATAATAAAAACAGTTATAGTTTTAACCATCCTGTATATACACAATTGTTAAGTATTAATCTTACGTCCAAGTACAATCTATGGAACTTCTTCCAGTTATTATCTCCCCATTAAGAGTTCCTGAAAACTCATAAACTATTGAAGTGTAATCTAAAGGTAATAAATAGTCATACTCATAAATACCTGTACTTACCCTTTGTACAGTACTTATACTTATAGTCTCTCCTATTTGTTCCTTTAGTTTGTCATAAATCTTCAATGCTATTCCTGTTGGGTCAGCATATTCATCATCAAAAGTTTTAAATTCTGCTTTTAATCTTACGGTATTATAATTTATTGCCATGTCATCTCACCTCACAATTCTCACGAATAAAAATAGCTGATAAAACAATGCTCATTGGTGTAGCTGTTAAAACAATGCTCATTGGTGTAGCTGTTAAAGTAAGTTGTCTATATTCACTTGATACACAACACTGATAAAATAAAGTATCTACTACCTTCTGGATTAATCCTTCTATCTCCACCTCAGATATAAAATCTTTACTTATCTGCTTTATATTACTCCCTGTCATATCTGTATTAGCTGTAATAATCTTATAGACTATCTTGGAAAGACTATCACCTGATAATGTAAGACATTCAATTTCCTTACCCACATCTTTAGTTAAATCAGTACCTACATTCACTGCACTACTTACTACTTTGTTAATTACTGTTTTTAAATTAGCATCTGTTAATACATTACTTTCAACTACTTTGTTCACTGCTTTAACTAAATCTGTATCACAAGTAATATTTGCAACAAAACTCTTACTGGTAGTCTTCATTAAATCTGCATCGACTAAAACTCCTGCCGTAAATGATTTAGTCATTTCTTTTATCATTGAAGAACTTACACTAGCATTACCTGTTATAACTTTATTGACTACTCTACCTACTTCTGAACCAAAAGTAACATTCGCTACTATATTTTTGTTGACCGTCTTACTCACATCACCTAAAACATCTGCATTTACAATTATGTTTTTATTCACTGCTCTTTCTACTGTACCTGCAACATCTGTGTAGGCAATTATATAACATCCACAATCAATCTCTCCTGTAACATTTACATTTGCAGTAAAAGTTTTGCTTATAACTCTTTGTACTATTCCTGCAACATCTACATATGAAGCAATATTCTTATTAACATTTGTTAATAAATTACTTGTAGTATCTGTAGTTGAAGTAACAGTCTTTCTTACGTGTAAAACTCTTGTTACTGAACCAACTGCTGAAACATTGGCTGTTATTGGCTTGTATTCTTCTATGTCTCTTTCTACATTTGAAGCTACATTAACACTTGCCTGTACCGTTTTAGATACTACTCTTGAAATATCCTCACCAAGAATAACGTTCGCTTGTACTGTCTTTGATACTACTCTTTCTACATTACTCTCAACTAAATTACTACCTATCACTTCTTCACTTAGTACCAATTGTCTACCCACAGAACCAATAACATTAACGTTTGTTGATATTGCTTTTATTATTAATCTGCTCACCATACTTTGAACTACAATACTTGACTGAATATCCTTCTGTGGATTTCTAGTTACATTCGATACAACATCAGAGTTACCTGTAATACTTTTCAGGTAAAAAGTCTCTCTTGATGTTGAAGCTACAACTAAACTATTGGCTGTGATACTTTTACTAACTATGCAATTTATTGTGCTACTTACTACACTACTTCCCGAAATATTATTATTAACACTCGTTAAAAGTGCACCTGAAATTTCAGTAGAAGCACTTATATTTTTATTCACACTTGTTAACAATGTTCCTGTTACAATATTATTTGCAGTAACAGTTTTATTGTATTGTATAACTCTCACTGTAGAGCCTACTACTAATACTTCTGCTGTGATACTCTTATCTACAGTTAAAACTCTGGTTACAGAACCAGTTACAGATACTTCCCCTGAAATATTCTTGTTAACATTTGTTAATAGTGTTCCTGCAACATCTGTACTAGAAGATGCATTCTTATTGACATCTGTTAATATCGTTCCAGTCACATTAGTATTTGCTGTTACAAACTTACCACTGTTCACATAACCTGTAACACCCACGTTCGCAATTATGTTTTTACTAACAACTCTCAATAACGTTCCATCTACTTCTGTTAAAGAAGTTATACCTTTATTGACATCTGTTAATATTGTAGTAGTAACATTACTATTTGAAATGACAGTTTTATTTGCTGTTAAAATTCTTATAACTGAACCTGTGGTATTAGTATTCGCTGTAACACCCTTACTAAATTGTACAGTTCTTACTACTGAACCTACTGCTTCTGTTCCCGAGGAAATGTTCTTATTAACAGTCGTTAATAATGTACTTATTGTATTGCTGTTTGCGATAACAGTTTTATGTATAACTACTGTTCTGGTCACAAAACCAGTTACCAATGTCTCTACGGAAATATTCTTATTAACAGAGGCTAATATGGTACCTGTAATCTCTACAGAGGAACTAATACTCTTATTAACAGTTGTTGATAATGTACCTGCGACACTCACGTTTGAAGTAACCACATTCTTATTAACATTTGTTAATACTGTACCGTTCACTGTTGTAATAGAGGTTACAGTTTTACTTAAAACTAACCCTCTTGAAACTGTCCCCACTACCCCTACGGCTGAAACTATGTTTTTACTTACACTTCTTATTAAGCTGGAAAGTGTAGAAATAGTAGAGTTAATAGCTTTGTTTACTGTTCTTTTAATAGTTGAACTCACACCAATGTTGGCTACAATACTCTTATTGATAACTCTTTTTACACTTGCATCAACTTCTGAATTACCTGTTACATCTTCGTCGGTACTACTTGAAGTCTCATGGGTTATTGTTAAACTTGTACCATCTGTATGACTTCCATATTCATATGCCCTTGCTTGTCTATATTTATAACTTCCACTTCCATTATCTTTATGAAGTAATAACATATCATTTCCAGTTGCCCAACTTGCTCTATCAACAACTTCTTGTATAATAGATTTTATTTCAGGACTATCATATGAAGTTCCAGAAGTAAAATTTGGCATACTCCATGATACAGAAGCACTAGTAACTACTTTACTATTATAAGTTGTCGCGTTGGTCGGCACTGCTGCATCATCAACGTCATTAAAATATATAGTAGTTGGTGTTGTCCCAGAACCATTGGCATATGCAACATAAGTTATGTTTGCTGCTGTTATTGTTGCCCCTTGTGGTACTGCTATATTTGTAAATAATGCAAATATACTTAATGCTTCATAAGTTGCGCCTATTTGAATATTAGTATTGGATTTATCGAAACTACTTCCATGTGCGTACCCATCATTATCATTAGCACCAACTTGATATGTGGTAGGGTCAATAACTACAGGATATGTTGCTTCATCTAACCATTCTGTATCTGCTGTATATGTTATTGTGTCATCAGCATAAGTCATTGTAACTGTACCTTTGTTATCATTAGCATCAGTCATAAATGGTGCTACTAAATAACCAACTGTCACTGAATCTTTATTTAATACAGTAATTGTGTTATCTTCTAACTTAAATGTACAACCAGTTAAAGCTACAGGAAAATCAAAAGATGTTTGTGCTTCATCAGACTTCAAATGTATATTACATTTTACACCTAATGAAGCTGATATATATTCTAAATCTGTATTATTCCAAGCATCTTTAATGTAACATTCATTGCCTGTTACATTTTTATCAACGTCTGGTAATGTATAATCAATATATACATTCTTTGCAAAACCATATCTTAATTTATTAGCATAAAATCTTA